AGCCCTTCACGCTTACGACAGCGCCGCCGACAGGCTGGAGTTATAGACCAGCGCCGCCGGCCGCTTGACGGCCAGCGCCAGACGCTTCTCAGCCCGGATCGTGAGCATGTTCTTGATGAAGTTGTCCCGATCCTCGGAACTGATGAGCACCTCACTGTCCATGCGGTCATAGATGGTCGCGGCCATCCCGAACGCGCCGCACAGCGAAGCATCCTCGTCCATCGCCTGGGTGGCGATGACCGGGCGACCCCACAGCTGCGGGCCGGCCATCTGGACGATGGAGGCGAACAGGTACTGGTTGTTCGCGTCCTTTTCCAACTCGATCCGCGCCCAATCGGTCGGGTGCAGAACGATGCCGTCCGCCGGGTACTCGGCAAGGCTCGCCTGAAGAAGCTGGAGGCGAATCTTGTCGATGTACGTCGGGTTCGTCGGCACGAAGGCGTTGGAGAACGCTGTCGCCTCGGTGACCAGACCGGAAAGGTTCTCGCCGGTCCCATCGCCCTTGAGCAGCTGAAGCTCCTCGACGTACTCCAGACCATAGCGAAGCTCGCTGTCGATCTCGGCCTGAAGCTGACCCGCGTCCTGGAGGGTCTGCCGGGCCACGTGAACGAAGTGCGCGAGCGTGCGCACCGGCGCGTCCGCCCGGTCCCAGGCGTAGTCGGACTCGGGCTTCTGGTTGGTCTCCGCCGTCATGGCGGCTTGGTTGTCGCGCGTGGTCTGCTTGGCGTACTCGACCAGATTGGAGGTCGTGGTGCCCTGGTTCAGCAGCTGCCGGATGCGCATTTGCCGGCGGGGCATCCGCACGATCTCGTCTTCGCGATCGGACCACGCCGTCGCGCCACCGCCGGGAACGACGGAGGTGATGGCGTTCTTCACCGGGAAGCGCAGCGTCCCGCGGGCACCGTTCCCGACGAACTGCTTCACCTCGTCGGACTCGGCGACCATCTGGCCGAACGACTGGTTGGCTTCGCGCCCGCTGCCTGGAACGCCTTGGGCCAGCTTTTGCTCCAAGTCCAAGTTGCGGGTTTCCAGCGCCTCCAGCTTACCCTCCAGCTTGGTCTGGCTCTCTTGGAGCTTGGCCTGGGTGGACATCAGCTCGTCCGCCTTGGCCTTGACCTCGCTGGTGGTCTCGCCGGTCTCGCGCGCCTGCTTGAGCGCGTCGTCGGCAGTCCGCTTGACCTCGTCGTTGACGCGGGCAAGCTCCTGCTTCACGTCGGACAGCAAGCTCTCGACCTTGCTGCCCTGACTGGTTTCCGCCCGCACAGCACCGACGACGCCGGCCGGTCGCTGCGCGGCCGAAAGCGCCGCGATCGGAGCGCGCGGCATCTTGGCCTTGTCCATTGGATACCTCCTTATATGGACCGGATTTGTTGCAGCAGGCTTTCGACCTGCGTCTCGACGGCAGCGTCGTGCGTGCCGGTCGGGGCAGCGTTTTGCGTGCCCCCCTTCACGCCCTGGATCAGACGCCGCCGCTCGGAACGCGACACGCCTGACCGGGCGAGAATTACGTCTAGCTTGTGCTGTGCGACTTCCGCGCGGGCGCCCTGGGCCTGCCCTTCGTCCTGCGCGATCTGGTCGCTCGGAAGGAAGTCGTCCGCGAAACCCTGCTCGACGGCCTCGGCACCGCCGATCCAGGTTTCACGATCAAGCATCCGGGTGATCTCGTCTTTATCCATGCCGGTGCGCGCGGCGTAGATGTCGGCGGCGGCGCTGTCGAACGGCTCCAGCCATTCCGCCGCCTCGCGCAGCGCATAGCGGTCGCCGGCCATGATGATCCAGGCGTTGTGGATCATCAGGAAACCGGCGCGGCCGATCATCACATCATCGCCGGCCATCGCGATCACCGAGGCCGCGGACGCGGCCAATCCAATGATCTTGACGTTCACGCGGCCGGGGTGGTCGCGCAGCTGGTTGTAGATCGCCAGCCCCTCAAAGAAGTCGCCGCCCGGCGAGTTGATCGTCACCGTGACATTCTGCTCGCCGATGTTGCGCAGCGCCGCACCGATGCGCTTGGCCGTGACGCCTTCGCCGAAGATGTCGCCGCCGATCACGTCCAGGATCGAAATTGTCGCCTCATCTTCGCCGTCGGCGGCCTTGATGTCCGGCTTCCACCGCTCAAACGCGGACGGCATGACCCGGCTTTCAACGCCCGGACGCGTGGTTACGTCCGCGTGCGGCAGTTTACGCTTGCTCATTGACGGCTCCCTTGGTCGCCGCTGTCGTCGATCTGGAGGAATTGCCGGAGCGCCTGCCGGGCCGTGTTCGCGTCGCCACCCTGCGCTTCGCTAAGGCTATCCAGCGGCGCAAGGTTGGTCTGCGCGGTCAGGTCGCCGGCACCATCGCGCTTGCCGAGATTCAGCTTCTGGCGGGCTTCGTTCCGATCCATAAGGCCGTTCTGGACCATCGTGGATAGGAATTCGGCCTTGGCGCCGCTATCCATTTGCAGCAGGGCTTCGCGGTTGAACTCCGCGTAGCGTCGGCGCCGGCCGGTTGGCCGGATGATCTGCTTTTTGATCCGCGCCTCGATCCGGTCGCAGATCGGGTCAATGCCAAGCGTCAGCCAGGACAGCAGGATCTGCTCAACGCCGGTGCCCCACATCGTCTGACCGTCGGCGCTGTGTCCGATCACAATGGGCGGCGTGCCGAACCAGCGGCAGATGTCCTCAATCGAGAACCGCCGCGTCTCCAGCATCTGCGCGTCTTCCGGGTTCAGCTGCGTGCGGGCGTAGTCCATCGACGCGGGCAGGACCATCATCTTGCCGGCCTTCTCCGAGCCGGCGTACTTCTCCATGATCTCCTGCAACTGCCCGCGCTGGTCCGAGGTGAGCTTTTTCTGGTCCTTGACCGTCAGCACGCCCGAGGTCATTAGGCCGTTGCCGAACATCTTGCCTGCGGTTTCCTCCGCCGCCAGCGCCGAGCCCATTGAATGGACGCCGTAGGCGATCGGCGACAAGCCAAGGTCGCGGTCTTTGATGCCCTGCCCGAATCCCTTGATGTGAAACACCTTATCGCGCGGCAGGTCTTCGTTACGGAACTCGTCTGCGATCCGATAGACCAGTGTCCCGTCCGTCCGGCGCACCGGCTTGCAGTGCGACGCCGCAAGCGGCTGGAGCGCGATCAGCTGGCCGCGCCCGTTGTAGACCTTCTCGGCGTAGGCGTTGCCTTGGGCGAGCAGCCACGCGACCTGCTCCTCCCAGAACTCAAGCGATGTCTGGTCCTGGTTCGGGCTCTCGGAAAGTACCTGCGCTAGATCGTCGTCCTCAACGCGCTCGCGCCCGCCGTCCGGCTGCTTTTCGTAGATGTGGATCGGCAGCGACGAAACGGCCTGCGCGGTGACCTTGATGCACGCCCACACCGCCGAAAGCTGCATGGCGCTGTCAAGGTTGACAGTCTTGCCGCTGTGCGACTGGAAGCCGAACAGCGACGCCCAGCCGCTCGCATCCTGAAGGCGCAGCCGGCGTTCCTTGGCGACCTCATCCGACACGGCGTTATACAACCGGATCGGCGCCGCCATTGCGCGTGTAAGCCATCCGGCCATTAGACCACCATGATCGGTTCATCGAGCCACGTTTGCAGGTCTCCGCCCCGCGGCTCCGGGTTCATCGCCATCAAGGCAATCGCGTTGAAGGTCGCCATCAGCGGGTCGATCTTCCCGCGGCCGGCGGCTTGCTTCGTGACCAGGATCGCGTTGCCCCGTGGTTCGACCTTGGCGTTGCCGACGCACCAGGCCATCATCGACTGCCCGGCGTGCCGAAGCTTGCCGGATGCAAGCTCGCGCTCGGTCGTCTTGATCGCGCCCGACAGCTTCCAGCCTTGGGTGACTGCGGTCAGGCGCTCGTACTCGATCCCAACCTCTTGCAGCGCGTCGACCACCGCGCCGATTCCAACGGGATCAAGGCCCACCCGATCCAGTTTACCGCTATCCTCAACCTGCCCGACCAGCGCCGCGACCTCGGCCACGTCACTTCCTACGCCGTCGGCCATCACCAAGTCGCCGTCACGCTCAAAGTCGCGATACCGAGGCGCTTCCGTCTTGCGGCGCTCCAGCGCAATCGGGTGCGCCCATGCCCGGTTCCACAGCAACCAGCCGCCCGTCTCCGCGTCGCGGCCAACCACCGCCAGCCCGAGCAGGTCGTCCAGCCCGCCGCCGTCGATACCGACGGTCACGACCTCGCTGCGCTCGATGATCGTCTCCAGCGACAGCGACCGATCGCCCTGTTGCTGCCAGTAGTCGGCGCCTGGCCAGCGGTCAGATTGGAGTGCAAGACCGATCTCGACGTTGAGATGCTTGGCGAGGAAGTCGCAGAGATTGCCTTCGCCGGTCAGGTCGGCCTTCTCGAACTCCCGGGCGATCGTTTCCTTGTCAACCGACAGCCCGAGGTTCGGGTTGGTCATGTACCAATTCGCGCGATCCTTATGCCCATCGGCCTCAAGGATGTGCTTCGGGAACTCGTACAAGACTGGTAAGAAGCGCCTGTCCTCGATCTCGCCGTCCCGGACCTTTCGCGCGTAAGTCAGCTTGTCCTTGAACACGCCGGCCGGCGGCTGGTCCGACTGCGTTGTCAGATAGATCGTGAACCCCTCCGGCCGGCTCATTTGGCCGCCGGTGGCCTCGCGCAGCATGCTCTCGGCTTTGGGCTTCGTGCCGAACTGCCACAGCTCGTCGACCAGCACGCCGGTCGCCTTTTTGCCGGCCACCGTGTCGCTGTCGGCGGCCACAACCTTCAGCGTGGCGCCGGTCTCAAGATGGGTGATCGTGCGGATGTGCGTTTGCGGATGGAGCAGGTTCTTTAGCTCTTCATCCGCCATCACCATGTCGCGCGCCGGCTTGAACGCGTTTTGCGCCGTTTCGATTGTCGGCGCCATGATTAGGAACTCAGCCGAGTGCCGCCAATTGAGGATCAGGGCCGTCAGCATGATCCCTGCGGCGATGGTCGATTTCCCGTTCTTCTTGCTGATGTGGAGCATGTACTCCACGATCAGCCGCCGCCCACTTTCTGGGTCTAAGCTACCAAAGATCGCGGCGACAAACTCCTGCACCCAATGACGCGACGCGTCGCCGAACTTTGGCTGCCCCAATACGTCGACAACACGGAGTTCGTTGAAGACCGACATGGCGGCGTCGGCTTCATCCGGGAACAGCGGAGATACCGGCACAAGGGGGCGCCCATCCACGATGCGTTGCTGCCAGTCGGGGCAAGCCGTGGACCAGTCCATCACTTATTGTCGACCACGAGTTTAGGCGGAGTCCGTGGCGCGAACTTGCCAGTAGCTGCCTTCGCCGCAGCGTCCTTCCGCTGCTCTTTCTTTCCCTTCTGCCCAGTTTTCTCTTGGAACTGCGACAGCGCCTGCCCGAGCGTCTTGAGCGTCTGCGCCCGGCCCCCGAGGCTCACGGCGCGCATCATCGCCTGCCGGCGCTGGCCGTCGCGGTCCCCCGCCGTCTCCTCCCAGATCATGTCCTCAATCTCGCCGATGTTCGACGTGACCGAAGACAGTTCGTCCAGCATCCGGCGCGCAACTTCGACGCCAAGATCATTCGGATCGGCGTCATCTTGGTCCTGGACGTTCTCGGCTTGCCGATCCGGCCAAGGCGGCGACACAGCCGGCGGTGAGTACGCCTGCTCCGGGGCCTTCCAGCCCTCCACGTCGCGCCGCTTTCGGATCGCGCCTTCGGATACCTTGTGCTCGCGGGCTAGGGAGCGGATTGAGACACCGCCGGCCTCATACTGCTCCCGAACACCGCTCCAGAACTCGTCAGATCGCATTTTTGCGCTTGCGCAACCGCGTACTTTTTGCGCACCCTGCTCTAATTGCTGGAAAAAACCTCTGCGTGCGGGCGGGCGCGGCGATACGGCCTGCTACCCCGCGACTTTTGACCCGCCCCCACCCCTACCAATCCTAGCAGGGCGCTCCGGCCCGATCCCCTAGACCTAGCGCCGCTGCCTCTCCACCCGAGCCCGGTGCGTCTTCGCCGTGTGCGCCGAGGCGCAGAGCACCTGCAAGTTTGCCGGGTCGAGCTTATCGCCGCCGTCCTTGATCTCGGTGATGTGGTCGACGTAGGCGCGCGGGCGGTGCGGGTCGCCGGGGAAGCGCTGGACTTGGCAGGACGGACCATGCTCGGCGCAGACGCCACCAGCGCGGTTGATGGCGCGGGCTCGGGCTTCGCGCCATTCTGGCGTTGAGTAGAAGTCGTCGGCGCGCTTGGGCTCGACGTAAGCGGTGGTCATATCCGCTTGGCCAATGCGAGGCTTAAGCGATGGGAGCCTGCGGCGGGGCATTACC